CTGTTCCGTGTGATTTCTACAAACCCATCTATTTCCTTTTTTTTTTCAATTTTTTCATTTTTTCATACTTTTTTTGGAAAACTTAATTTTTCTTGTGCTTTTGGCTTTACTATAAAGGTAAATATAATATAAAACAAATTATACGCGACGCCTACGACTACGACCTTTACCGAGAGGCGGAGACCGATGTGAACGCGAATAAGGCTCGCTTCTACGCTCTCTTCTACGCACAGTTTTGTATCTTTCGGAAGACTTTGCTGGTACAGAAGGCCTTGGTTGCGGTTTAGGTTGTAAATCTTCCATAATTTCCTCAAATTTTTTCAAGATAAGCTTTTGAGCTAACACTATATAGTTCATTTTACTATTTATCGATTCGTAATTTTCCTTGTACAATGTAGGCAAAGATTCTAATAATTTATTCATAACCATTTGTTTTACCTCTTCTTCTGATCCATTAAACTCTGTGACATGACGCAAAAATCTGGGATTAATAAAAAATTTATTGGTGTTTTCAGAGTTTTTTGAAAATTCAATACCTTTATCTTCGGATGCGTGTTTCATCGCAGATTTTAATTGCCACGCACCAAGTCTTGGATTTTTAACAGAGTTTGTTATTTTAGCAATATTATAGTAAAGAGAATGTAAAAAATCTAAACGAATATCATATTCATCGTCTACATCCATTAGACCATCTTCGTCTCTTATAGCAATGAGCATCTCGTCTCTTTCTCGAACAGTTTTCTTTATTGCGTTTCTTATATATGTTGCAAAATTCGCAAGATATTTTCTCGTTCCGTCCTTTTCCATGTCTTCAATACTAAAGACGCCAAATTTCATTTTTAACAATTGAGCATCACTTAACTTGCTTATTTTAGGACCCCCAATTTTTTCAAAATCGATCAAATAAGGCATTATTTTATCTTTTAAATTATACATAAGTAATCATTATATTACTATTCTGGGTCTATTTTCGAATCCATTGCTGTATCCATTTCCATATCGATTCCAGAATCTGAAAAAATTTTTCTCACCGTTTTACCAGATTCACCTGTTATTTCAACAAGCATTCCTTTAATTTTGCTAACAGAATCAATGGCTGGTTCAGAAAACATCCAAACACATATAGTCATAAATGTATAAAAAGAGACATATAAAGCAAAAAAATTTATCTGAATGTTGTAAAATGTCAATATTTGAATTAAACTATATACAAAAACAAATAATGATAATAGTGCGACTAAAAACATATAGTATCTAAATATTAAAACCGGCGGCAGCGGCGGCAGCGGCAGGTTTATCATATTTATAAATGGGGAGTTCAAAATTCTGTTTATCGAAATTCTGTTTAAATTTTCTAGTTTTATCTATAGATTTTGATTTTCTAGATGATCTCCTTGATTTTCTAGGTGTCCTTGATTTTCTCCTTGATTTTCTGGGTGTAGTTGATTTTCTCTTTGATTTTCTGGATCTCCTGGATTTTCTGAAAGATTTTTCAGATTTAGACCTAGGTTTAAAATCGTCTTTTATTTCATCCAAATCATTTTTTATTTCATCCAAATCATTTTTTATTTCATTTAAATCTAAATCTCGTTTTGGAATATCTGGTGTTTTTTCAATAAAATCATCTACCATATACATAAATGCGTAGGGAGTAAGATATTTTCTATCTACATTTGTTTTCGCTTTCTGATATAATTCATTAAAATATCTTTCGGTGTCTTCAAATACTTTATCCTTTACGATAATACCGTTTTTAATACCTTCTTCGACAATTTCATGTGTTTTACGAGGAATTTCTATACACAACCCAGAATATAAATACTCAAAAATAGTAAGTAAATCATCAAACATTTCAACACAACTATCATTTTTCGATAAGAAATATTCGAGCAAATTATATGAAATATCTTTTCTGATATCTTGGATCAAAAGATGGAAAAATGAGTAAAGTACTGGGGTGGTCGTGACATATACATCTTCGGCTTTAAAAACAGAATAAAATAATTCATTGTCCGAATAAAGAAGTGTCTCATAATAACTTAAAAGACTCAGATAACTCATAATAACTAAATTATTCATATATTCGTTAGAAGTTACGACTATTGGTGTATTGTAAAATATACAAATGTAATAATTTAAAGCGGGCATTTGAGTATAAGAAACAGTTTGTCCACCTCCGCCAACTGTGTCAGATGCTGGTTCATTTATTTTAAACATTTCCGTTATAAATTTTTCTAAATCAACCGGTTCTAATTTTGGTATTTCAATGTCTCTCAAGGCATTCGTCATTGTTCTTAACCTAGTAACCATAACTTCATCTGTTGTATTTATATAATCTATTAATTTATCTGCGCTACAAGTAAATTTGAATAAATCTGTAACCCTTCCGGTGCTATTTTGACTTGATATGGAGAACTCGAATTTATAATCTTCTTCTTCATTAACGACAGAAATGGCGAGATAATGATAATCTCTTTCATCCAATGAAAAATCCAATCTCACTATTAAAGGTTGTGTAGGGCTTATTCTTAAAAGAGAATATTGAAATCCAGAAGCCGAAGGTTCCTCTAATTCATTCGCAGTTCGTAATCTTGAATTATAAATACATAAAATATTCATTGCGTCTTCGGGAGAGTAATAAATTGATGATATTATTTCTTTTTCGCAATTATAAATAGGTTTTTCTTGGTCCGTTGAATACTCTCCTGTCACCGGATCTTCTATCGCATCACTTTCTTTGTTAAATTCCATTATCTCAAAATTTTTTATATATTCTATACATTTATCTACTAAATCGTTGTTAGCGGGTGTTTCTTCTATTAAAAAACCACCGGAGATTTTTGCTGCGTGTGCCAATTTTGGGAAAATCTTGTATAAAAATTCGGGGTTTGTGTTTACCAACGATACAATTACATCGCCTATGTCTAAATTAATTGTTTCTATTTCTTCACCAGGAGCTGTTCCACCATAATATTTTTTCTTCTTTTTCGGTTGTTCTAATACCACGTTGTTTTCATAGACGATATCTCCTGTAAATGGATTAGGAATATCATGGTCTTTAAAAGAACCGGGTATTTGTTCTGGTGGTTTGGTGACCGGTTTAAATAATACAAAACAAGGAACTTGTACACACTGTAGTATAGCAGGTATATCATTAGTAACACAATGAGAAAATAAAACTCTGTCTATTGTTACCAATACCATTCTAGTAACATTAAAAACATTTCTTGTATCTATTCCAAAAACTTTTTCGGCGCCATTCAAACCTTCGTCGGCTAATCTAAAAACATCAAGAACAACTTTATTTGAATTAACCAATTTACATATACCTCCCTGTAAACCGTCGCCACCTCTTTTTTTTGTAAAAGATAATTTTGTAATCCAATTTAATTCGTCATCATCGAATACCATGTTAGTAAATATACCACCTTCTCCATAAAAACTTGCTGGGTTCTGTTCTCCCTGAGTTATTTTTGTTATGTCTCCGGGTTTTATTAGTTGATTATTATTACCTGTAATTTTATCAACAACAATTTCACTAATTTTCGGAACATTTGTTGGATGTGTTTTTTCGTCATTCAATCTACAATTAATAGTCGATTCTATTTTAATATTTTCGGGTATATTGCCGTAATTTACCCTTGCTCGTATGAATTTTTTTTCATCGACACTACAACAAGATATTTGTTCAAAATTAATATCAAACACATTGTCAAACCCGGTTTCAAGAGAAGTAAATGCGGTTTCTTCTTCAGATGTTTTTCCTGTTGCCAAATATTTTCTCGAAGATTTAATCATTGTTTCGTAATAAACATTATCACGGCCATAATATCCTGCGGCTTTACCGGGATCAACTGGATTACATTTACCTTTCGCTGGATCAGAAATTCCTTCCTTTGTTACTATATAAGCAAATGGACAGTCTTCTGGTTCTGTAAGTAATATTTTTTTTAAATTTCCATTCATCGTATCAACCAAAAGGTTAATTTTTTTTGTTCCAGGATCTATATAATCAGAAAAATATTCTCTTAATGTTTTTTTAATTTCTAGTGTTTCAGGGCTCCCAGCTACACCCAACGTTTTTGTAATTTTTATAGGGGGATCTTCCACGGAACCGCTTTCTAGTATTTTTCTTTTCATAGACAATAATAAAGCATATGCTTCAATATCCCCTGTCAGGGCAGGGAGACTGCCTTTCGTGCTCACTTTACAACAAGAAAAATTTGCTCCGGATAATCTGTAATCTACATCTGCGCTGGCATATAAATTATTTTGAAGCATAGAAAATCCAAGCAAATTTTTATAAATTTTATTACTACCCATTGGCGTTCTTTTAATGATATCTTTAGCAATACAAGACGGCAATGACCCAAAATCGTGAAGACTATCTATAATTGGTAATTGTTGTAAACAAAGATTTTCTCCTTCTTCCACTGTTTGTGTTTCACTCACAATATAGTCATTTAAAACATCTTTACACATATTACTATTATCTAAAAAACTTTTCAAATACGTATTGTAAGCATCTTCATCTTCATTTGCTAATATATATAAAGTTTTGAGTATTTCCATCGCATTTTTTACGCTACTATAATCAGTAAAATTAATATCGAGATTAACGTCGGCGATTGTCGCACTTTTTTTAGGCTTCTTTGGCATATAATATATTAACATTTAAATATTATAGGGTTCGCCGAAATTTTATCGTAATCAATAAACTTAGGATAAAATTTCAAAATTTTCAACACAGATGGATTTGTATTTTCGCACAATTCTTTTAGCGCCCAGTTTTCTTTTGCCGTGTAAAGACGAGATTCTATGCCAGCAACAACTTGCGGGTGAACAAAACTACAGTATTTTTTTTTCCATGTGTCTGTAAAACATGCCCAGATTAATTCGAAGGCGGCCGGCGACGGGTTCTTCCAAATTTCTCGCCACTGAAAGAATACTAAATTGGCTGTTAATATTTTGATGGCTTCCGGATTCGTATTTTTTGCCAAATTGTTCAAAACGAGGGAAGTTGCCGAAGACTCTATTTCGCGTATACACCCATGTTTATATAAAATATTCATCGCAGATGGGTTACTTACCAACAAATATAAATCTATGTATTTAGGATTTCTATCCAAAATCTCCATTGCTTCATCACTCTCATTTGAGCAGATCAATCTGCCAATATTTTTATCCGTCAACAACTTTCCCGCGGAAGAATTTCCGTTCAGAACGGCCCAAGATACCTTGTCCAAATTTTCTGCCATGTGTGCGACTGCTCTCGGATTTGTGTTTGCTGAAAAAGAGTACCAATGAATCGGAATTTCTCCACTTAGCAATTTATCCACTGCTTCGTCATTCGCATTCCTTGAAAATGATTGGAGTTGAAAATCGGTCCAATCTTTCTTCTCAAGCATTTCTCGTACAGCCCACGAAGATTCATTTACCACCAGCAGATCGTAGTTTATTCCTGTAATTATCTCGCCTGCCATTGGGTGCGGGTTTGATGCGATAGTAGCCTTAATTCTTCGTGAATTTATAAAATCCTGCATTTTTCTTTTCCTAAAAATCGAAAAAAGTTTTCAATTTATTTTAAGCTTAGAATATAAATACCCGCAAAAAGATTAATCAAAGAAGACGCTACAAATTCATGATAACGTGGCATTTCAAATACACTTGAAAATCCATGGATTCTTGTATATGTCGGAATACTTAAAGATAACATTCTCCGGATTCCAACCATATTTGCTAATGCGTATAAAATAAAGTACCAACCTGTAATTTTGACTCGTTTAAAGATTGCTAAATAAATCAGGTAGAATTGTAGAAGAACGCGAGCGTACGCACCTAAACCAAGGGGGGCCATATATTATATTATTTTTTTAAAGTTTTTATATATTGTCCACATGGCCCACAATGATCCTCATTTGCCAAATCTATTTTCTTGTCTCGTGTTTTTTCGCATTTTTCTATTTTCCACCTTCCAACCGGTTTTGGTATTTCTTTTAACATTTTTTTTACGATAGCGAAAAACTTCATTAAATAGCTAATCAAAATGACTTTAAATGTTTTCTTTTTGTTCTACGATTTTTGCGTTTTGGTTTACATTTATTTTTTGTAGATTTTTTTCGATAACCACCTGTTTTCCTTTTTTTCTTGGGAAGTTGATCTACTATAGGATTATCATATATATAATATTCTTCTAGATGTAGATCTGTGAGATCAGGTATACTTTCAATTTTGTTATAAGACAAATTTAATTTTTTTAAATTTTCCAAATCTGCAAAGGAGTCGTTAATAGATTCAAGTTCATTATTAGATAAATCCAATTCTTCTAGTTGTTTTAGTTTTCCAATTTCTACGGAAACGGAATCAATCTTATTATTAGATAAATTTAATACTCTTAAATTTCCCAATTGTCCAATTGAATAAGGAACCGATTCAATTTCATTTTGCTCTAAATTTAATACTCTTAAATTTATTAATTCTCCAATTTGTGCAGGAATCGATTTAATTTTATTATCTATTATATGTATTTCTTGTAAGTTCGTCAATTTACATAATTCATCAATATTATTTAAATGTTGACCAAAAGAAGTGCGAATATCCCTTGTTTGATCTCTCACCCGTTCTAAACGTTTATTTGGTATCACCAAATGGCTTATCTGCGATAGTTCTATATCATGATAAGACGACAATGGGTGCCCATTAATGACAGTTAATACGTTAAAACTAACAAAATCACCGTTTTCGATAACTCTTAACATACTATTACTAAATATTAATTTCCCTTTCGCCGTATTGTTTCCTTTGTTTTCGTCTTCCTCTGTTCTAAAATATGTTCCACGATTTTATCTGTCATATTCGCATCATAATAATTTTGTAAAGTTTCCAACAACATTTTTTTATTGATTGGTTGTCGTATTGTCTGTTTTTTATAAATCAAGGAATCCTCTTTCATGTCAAACGAATCCACATTATTTTTTCGCATCACTTCCACTAAAATATCCGTTATAGCCCCCTTTCTCTTTTTCAATTCTCTTGCCTCTGATTGGAGTTTCAATATTTTTTTGTCCAGATCTACCCATTCATTCACATTTTCCACCAAAACTTCTTTATCCATTTAAATTAAAATACTTTTTTTTATTTAAATCATTTAAAATTGAAAATATTTTCGGGAATTAAGTTTTAGAAAAATGGAATCCTTTGCCAAGAACATTGCGCGCGGAGTTAATACTCATATCTCAAATGTTTCTGGAGTGGATGCCTCGGTCATGCTGCGAATGTCAGGAAAAACAATGTTGGAGATCGTTTCAATGGAGAAAAAAATAAGAATAGATTTGGATACGACTGAGCCGGAAAAAATAGTGGAGCGTACTTGCGAAGTTCTAAAAAACATTGATATGGGGATCGTCGAACACGGCGAACCTTGTGACGAAATTTATTATTTTATTGAACGTGACGATATAACTTATCTGCGAGATATCTTTGTATTGGATAATATCAAGTTTGATTTTGACAAATGCGCAGTTTGTTATTGCGCATCAATATGGGAAACGAGTTGTAAGCATTCTTTATGTATGGCGTGTTTGCCAAAATGTAAAACATGTCCTTTATGTAGAAGTATTCTCTAATCCTTTCGTCTTTGCTTCCTTTGCCTTTTCCTTGGCCTCTTTTGCGTCAGCCTTTTCCTTTGCTTTTGCTAAAGCCTTTGCTTCTTTTGCCTCGACCTTTGCCTTTTCCTTGGCCTCTTTTGCGTCAGCCTTTTCCTTTGCTTTTGCTAAAGCCTTTGCTTCTTTTGCCTCGATCTTTGCCTTTTCCTTGGCCTCTTTTGCGTCAGCCTTTTCCTTTGCCTTTGCTATTATTAGTTCTGCCAACGTTTCTTCATTTGATTTTGACATTTCTTCTTCTACTTTTAAAATAATATTGTCAAGTATTTCATTTGGGTATTTTTGTGTGTATAAATTAATCTTTGCTATTTTTAATAAATCTTTTTTCGGTATTTTTTCATGGAAACAACAAAGAGATAATTCTTTTTTACAAAAAACATATTTTTTGGTACAAAAAGGGACCGAGCATTTTCCTAAAAAAAGACTGAGACCGGAAGAATACATGTTCGCCCCTATTTCGTAATCAGGGTCGATTGTGGATACTTTATACACCTTGTTATTTTCAGGCAATAGTTTTTTTTGAATTTTTCGACAGTAAGGGCATCTAAAGTGGTCGACTTTTAGTGGAGTATTGTTTTTAAACTGAGGATTCACTTTTTGATTAAAAACGTCTTTAAAAATAGGCTCATAATTAAAAACATGGCCACATGACAACTTTACCGGATCTTTTAAAGGTAATCCCGATATTAAACATTTTTCTCCCTCTTCATCTTCTTTTTGAAGTTCACTTTTAAAATCAAAATTATCTTCAAAAACAAACATTTTAATATATTTGTGACACACTTTTTATATTTTTTTCTATTTTAATTCTATGCGCATCAATGAATGGGGACCCGCATGTTGGATTTTCTTTCACACGATAGTGAGTAAAATAAAACCCGAAGAATTTATGAAAATTCGGAATGGGCTAATGAACCAGTTACGTGCCATATGTTCAAATCTTCCTTGTCCTTCGTGTAGCAGTCACGCAAAACGTTATTTTCAAAGACAAAGATCTTTAAATTTTCAAACAAAAGAAGAATTGATAGGATTTTGGTGGTATTTTCATAATCAAGTGAATAAAATGAAAGGGAAACCAGAAGTCCCTTTATCTGAAATAAACTATGATTCTAGAAATCTAAGAGAGACTTATCAAAATTTTTCAAAGCATTATGTTGCTAAAGATAATGGATTAAGAATGATGAATGATACTTTTTACAGAAAAAATATATTATCGGGATTCCACAAATGGATCGTCGCCAATAATAATTCTTTTATTAATTAGGAACATTTTGAGTTTGTGTAACCAATTGTCCATTTTGATAAACATTACATTTAAAATTTTGTTTTGTAGGCATGGAACATATTTCCTGCGAAGACCCCGAACTATCTATGAATAAAAAGTTTTTATCGGTAACATTTAATGAACTATTATATGCTATAATTATTAAAATGCTTACGACACCGGAAACAATGCTAAAAAATACATCTCCTATTAAAAAACTGGGGTCTTTATAACATTGTTTATACCACGATAATACCAAATTTGTGAGCGTATAAGGAATTATTATTATGATGGAAGCAATATTATAACTTTTTAAAATAATCATTGGAAGTAAAACATACGATAAAGAAAAAATAGAAATAAAAACATCTGCGTTTTTCGATTTACCCAAAAACGGTATATTGTTGATACATTTATCAGAATCTTTGACTTTAAAAAGTTTAGATCGTACAAATATAAATATAATTAAAAAAACCATATAAGGTATTCCGGATGTACTTGTTTGAAATGCGGAATATAATAATATAGATATAGGTAGAATCAAAGGATAACTTATACTTTCAGCAAGTTGAGATATATTTTGACCAACATTTAAAGATGCTGGTTCGCTTGTCGGGGTTTCTGATTCGCTTGACGTGATTTCTTCTGGTCCGCTTGACGTGATTTCTTCTGGTCCGCTTGACAGAGTTCCTGTCTTTTCCGATGCAATGGATTCTGGCGGATTTGAGCTACTCATATATCTTAATTATTACATAAAAATAAAAATTTATACTAATAAAATGGGAATTCCTGCTTATTATTCATACCTGATTAAAAAACACCCCGAAATACTAGAAACGTTGTCAACTGCTCAACATTTTTACTTAGATTGTAATTCGATCATATACGACGTCGTCAACCAATTTAAAGAGTTAAATGAAGTAGAAATTATTCTACTCGTTATTCAAAAAATCGAAGATTATATTTCTTTAATATCGCCCGAAACGGTAACCATCACTTTTGACGGGGTTGCCCCTTTTGCCAAATTGTGTCAACAAAGAGAAAGGCGGTTTAAATCATATTATCAAAATAAAATGCTAAAAAAGACATCGAGCTGGGATACTGCCAAAATAACACCAGGGACACCTTTTATGAAACTCTTGACAAAAATGGTAAAAGAATACTTTGTGAAATATGACGTTTTGGCATGCGATATACCAGGTGAAGGAGAACATAAATTATTTAAGGTATTGCGTTCTAGACGAGGCGATAAACATATTATTTATGGTCTTGATTCAGATTTAATAATGTTGGGAATGTTACACTTGGATATATCCCCTAATATTTTTTTATATCGCGAAACACCTGTTTATATTAAAAGCATCAATCCGTCTCTAGATGACAAGGAAGATTATTTGTTAAATCTTCATTTATTGTCACAATTAATTTTGAAAGAAATGGGGGGCACTATAGTAGATTATGTTTTCATTTCGTTTCTTATGGGAAATGATTTTATGCCACATTTTCCATCATTAAATATCCGAACCGGGGGGATAGATAAAATAATTGCCGCTTATCGTTCTCATCCAAACCAAATTGTAACTATTAATCGTGAAAAAAAGGACATTTCTATTAACTGGCAAAACTTTCGCGTATTTCTTTCTTACTTGTGTGATAAAGAAGAAGATTATATTAAAACAGAGTACGCGGTGAGAGAAAGAAAACGATTTCAGGGAACGGATAAATGTCAAAGATTCGAAAACATTCCAATGATAGATAGAGAAATCGAAATTTATATCAATCCTAAAAAACCTGGATGGGAAGAACGATATTATGAGAGTCTTTTTGATAAAAAATGTTATCCCGAAGATTATCTCAAAGGGATGATATGGAATATGACATACTATGTTTTTGGATGTATAGATTATCATTGGCACTATCCATATCATTATCCACCCTTATTGAAAGACTTGATTGCGTGTATTCCTACCGAGGATGAGCATATTATATGGGAAAAAAAGGATAATGATATATCAGATATCGAGCAATTGTGTTATGTTCTTCCCATTTGTTCATTACACATTTTACCGGATAATATTAGAAGCAAACTGAAAAAGGAATGGTATATAGATGATTGTGCCTTTTCGTGGGCATTTTGTAAATATTTTTGGGAATCTCATACAAATTTACCGGAAATTGATTTTATGGAATTAAGAAATTGTCTTAATATATGATTCGTCTTGTGAAAATTTTGGACACAAGGTTTATGATCTTCGATAATGGAAAAACATTAGAAATATGTTTTTGATCCACTACAGACATCATAATATTTTCCGAATGGAGTTAAAAATGCTATACATTTATAACAAAATTTAATGTTTAAGTTGTTTCAAAATTGTAATTAAAAGAAAAAAGGTTTACTTAAACACCCAGAAATAGCACCTTCCTTTCGCAAATAATCCGCGTTTGTATGCGGAGAGAAATTATTCATGAGAGGGTATGATGATCGATCGGGATCGTATATTGAATTCTTACATCCTAAATTACAAAATTGAAATTTACAAACTCCGTTCCACATTTCATATTCTTCCTTGTAATTTTTTTTGTATTCTTTAATGATAAATTTGTATTGTTTTATTTTTTTGAGATTTTTTGCGGTTTTTGGTTGTTTTTGAATTAAGTTTTTTTTAGTTTTTTCAATTGTCAATGCGTGTCCTTTTTTTATTTTTTCAACATATCACAAAAGTTTTTACACGTTTTCATATAAAGATAGTTTAGATTTAATAATAATGGAATTTCTCAAAACAGACGATAAATTCATAAATGAAAAATACATAAGATGGATAAAAAAAGTCGACGAATGTTTGCTCGTTTGTACGAAATCGAATGGATGTGCTGACAACGCCACTCATAAAATATGTAAATTGTCGAACCCATATAGTTATCATAAACTAAACGATTCTTTAAATAATATAAAAGATTATTGACATGTTTTAATAATGAAGTTGTTTTTCTTATTGATCGCTCCTATTTGGGCACTTGTGCCAATATGTAAAGATTGTAAATTTTTAGCCAACTCGGAATGTAAAAAATTCGGCGACGTCGATTTGGTGACAGGAGAAATATCTTACAGTTTGGCAAAATACATAAGAGCAGATGAAACAAAGTGTGGAGTAAATGGTGTGCTGTTTGAAAAAAATAATTACAAAATAATTACGGTTCCTTATTATTTTGTAAAACAATATTGGTTTTTGTGGTCTTATATTTTCATGGCAATTATATACGTTGCGGTAATTTACAAATAAAACGGTGAAATGACGCACCCCGATGTAGCACCTTCTTTCCGAAGATAATCGGCATTTGTTTTAACGTAAAAATTATCAATAAGGTTTGGATCGTTCTCAAAGACAGTTCCTTTACATCCTGGATTGAAAAAACCCTTTGTACACACATCTTCGTAAATCTTTTTGTATTTATGTTTGTTTTTCTTAATTTCTTTAAACGCATTGTTTGTATTTTCTATTCCTTGAAGAATAAGTGGCCTTTCTTTTAGAGTTGCCGTTTTCAATTTTTTACGCGACATTTTCAATAAGTTTTTCATTTCTTTTCTGAATTTCATTCCTTCTTTGTTCATTTTTTTGATATACTTATCACAAAAATGTTTCTTTGTTTTCATACTATTTTGTTTTATAATTATATGGAAGAAAGGATTATATTTTCAGAAAATATAGGAGATGGACTGGAACTACAATATATTCATAAAATTTATAATGGAGTAATAATACAACATATTTCTAGGTTATCTAAAGATGACGAAGAAGTCGGTCATTTCACACTTGATGGGGGGAGTTCGCTTGTTGATGGTGAATTTATTTTTCACGAATGTTTTGATTCTTTTGATGCGCCATGTAGTGCAACAATTAATATAGATGATGAATATAGAGAAAAAAAGTTATCTAGAAAAATGATAGAAATAATGATATCAAACTTTCCTAGACATGTAAATTTGAAGGATAAATTAATATTTATTGGAGCCGATTCTAGCAATGGTTTTTGGGAAAGAATTGGATTTACTAAAAATAGGCATTCAAAAAGAAAAACAAATAAATCAAGAAGTGGTTACGAATTGGTTATGCCATTTAAAAAATTACTAAAATACGTAGAAGAAGGCAAAGGGTTGAAAAAAAAACGCCGTTCGCGTTTTCGTAAATTTTAAAAGATATTGAACAAGTGTTCTCACTTTTGTCATTAATTACATCTTCTATATCTTACAATATTATCGTATTCTACTGGTAAATTTACTTGACATTTTTCGCTGTATTTGCGAATGGTTGAAGGACATTTAATATGTGTAAGAAGGCCAACATCATCCAACGCATACAATTCTGTGTAGTGAATTTCTACATCACTTGTCCAGTTAGGTCCTTCTCCTGTCCACCCAAGTTCATCATTGTCCATCGTAGTTGATATTAAAGGCCCTATGTCTCGTCTGTTATGCGACTGATAAGTTGCTGCTGCCATGATTCTTCCTTGTGATTTGCTTTTTATGAACCATAAAATGTCTCCGTGTTTGACATTTCTCAGAAAATGTTTCCCAAAAGGCGAAGTAGAAGAAATTCCCCAAATTTTGTAAACCGAAGAGTTAACAAAATTTTCTCCGTCGCCTACTCGTAGTAGCCAATGCGTCATCGTTGTGCTCGTATCTAGTTTTCTGTCATTCTTTAAACATAATACACTTTTTCAATTTTTTTTCATTTTCGCGAATTTTTAGAAAACTTAAAATGGTATCTTTTCTTTGTTCGTTTGACTTTTCTCCCTCTCGATTTAGAACTTCTGGTTTTACGCGAAGGTTCCTCAGAATCTTCTTTTCTATCACGAGTTTTTGATGTTTCTGCCTTAACACTACGCGTTTTCTTGGGCGCTGTTTCGGATAAACCTAAAGTCATCCCACTATGAACCATTTGATGTAAATCTATAAGTTCATCGTCACTCAATAATTGTATTTCTTCCATAGTGTATAATCTTTTTAGTTCAGGGAGCACTGCCAAAGGATTTTCGTTACTCATAATTAATTCTCTTATCCTTGTTCCTGAAGTTGCGTCGGTTTTTACGTCACGGGGTCTTACATATACTACAACGGGAAGTCTACTGATTATTGTATAGTTTATTAATGATTCTGGGCCTTTATATCTATCTTTCCCAATAAAAACAACAACCATGTCTATGGGATGAGGATACTTATCAATAAAATCCGCCAACTGATATTGACGAAATATTCTGAGTTCGTTCTCTTTTCTATCCAAACACACTGGATATACATGTTCATTTTCACTCATATTTATTAACATTTTTCTAATGTATTCTATTTTTTTATCACAAAAAAGAGGATCTTGGAATTTTGTTCCCTTTTTTATTTTTGTAGGTGAACTAGGAGATAAATTTAATAAAATGGGTATATCGGGTCGTCCAAGTTCTCTTCTCAAACGTATCATTTCTAAAAAAACACTCAGGTGACCCGGTGTAGGTGGTGTTGTTCTACCTATAAACATAAATACAGGGTTGCGTCCTTTTATTGCTGCCCCGAGTTCTAAAAGAGTGTCGATGGATCCCATATGTTAAAGAAACAAAAAAGTTTGGATTTTCGGGGTGTTTTTCATTTTTGGACATTTTAAAAATGTCCATTTTCAATTTACGCGATCCAAATTCGGAAAAAAACATAAAAAGCACGATGTTACCATATAGGTAAGCTCAATTATTCAAAGGTAAAAAACGCCAAACCATAATTTTTCGAAAAAGAAAATTTTCGAAATTTTGCGAAAATCCAAATGCGACAAATGGATGACGAAAAGTACTAAAAAGTATTTGTCTGTTTTTCGGATATTTTTATTATCATTTATGGTAAGGGCGATTTTATCCAAAAAACATATTTTACATCAAAAAATGAAAATGGATGACAACGGATGACGAAAAGTAATTTCGTTAAAATGGTTCATTTTCACTTGGTTGAATCTGTTTGGGCGTTTGAATGGTTTGAACCGGTTTAACCGGTGTCATTTGAGTGGGTTGAACCGGTTTAACCGGTGTCATATCCATTTGGGGTTTTTCTATACCTGACTTTTGAGACATTTTTTCAACGTATTCCGAATAACCTAAAAAAGCCAATAAAAAATAGAGAGGGACCTCTTGTAAAAATGTTACTATTTTTCCCATATCACTTTTTTTATCTTTAGTTATTTGATTATCTATTTTAGTTGTTTGATTATCTATTTCATCCCATAATTCTAATCCTTCCTTGTTTTCTTTTACCAGCGTGTTTCTATAACCTATGAACTTGCCTAAATCATTAGAGATCCAATTTAACCATTCTTCGGGTTCCCTATTATTTTGACACATTTTTTTATAATTATCCTCAATCATTTGTATTACCAAAGGACGTTTGATTTCTTTTTCGCAGCAAATATCGTTTTTGTATACGTAATCATTTATTCTAGTCTTTAATGTTTTACTCTTTTTACTCCACGGATTGTACCACGCACCACCTTTTTTCTTTGAACGTTTCATCTTTGAACGTTTCATATTATATCGATATTTAAAAATTGAAAATATTAATATAAAAATCACACGATAAAAATGGAATTCACCGAAGAACAAAAGTTTATTCTTGAACAATATAAAGAAGGAAAAAACATTTTTATCACAGGGCCGGGTGGTGTCGGCAAGTCTGAAATTGTAAAAACGCTATATGAAATGAAAAAGTCGGTAGTCACTGCCACCACTGGATGTGCCGCGATACGTTTAAATTGTGAAGCACGAACAATTCATTCGTGGTCTGGTATAGGATTGGGTACAAAATCTATTGACGAGATTATAAGAAAAATGCATCCACTTGTGAAAAGTGAGTGGAAAACAACCAATGTACTTATCATAGACGAAGTCAGCATGTTGTCTATGAAGTTATTTGACATGTTGAATGAAATCGGGAAACGACTGAGACGCAATAATTTGCCTTTTGGTGGTATACAAATTATATTTTTGGGAGATTTCTTTCAACTCCCACCGGTAGGAGACACCCCAGATACACAAGCCTTTTGTTTTGAAAGCCCCGATTGGAATGATGTTTTTGATATACAAATCGAGCTGACCAAAATATTTCGCCAAAAAGATGAATACGCGAAAATACTAACGCAAATCAGGCGAGGGGTTATCAAAAAAAGTGCGGATAAAATACTGCGATCAAGGGTCGGACTGATATATAAAGGCGTGATAATGCCGACGAAATTATATCCTACGAGAATGCGAGTGGATGAAATGAATCGAAAGAGCATGGCAATATTAGAAGGCGATCCAGTTGTTTTTGAGATGAAGGCAATTATGAGGGTTAATGGAAGAGACATGGAAATTGAATATGAAAATATTAAAAAGGGTCTATTGGTCGAACCGGAACTTGTTTTAAAAGTAGGTGCGCAGGTAATGTGTGTTGTAAATATAAAAAACGAAAAAACATTGGAATTGTGTAATGGAAGTCAAGGAATAGTTACCGGGTTTGCCGATGGTCTGCCAATAGTTCAGTTTCAAAACGGGATTCATCGCCCCATTGGTCCGCATATATGGGAAAGCGAGAGAATTCCAAATGTCGGTATTTCGCAAATTCCACTTATTTTAGCTTGGGCTATTTCGATTCATAAATCACAGGGATCTACATTAGATTTAGCAGAAATTGATATCGGGTCTGGAATATTTGAATGCGGTCAATCATATGTAGCACTTTCACGAGTAAAAAGCCTGGAAGGGCTATATTTGTCATCATACGATCCAGCCAAAATACAAATCAACAAAAAGGTAAAGGAGTTTTATGAAAAATTCTAACATGATAGTATGAAAAAATTAAAAATTTCAAAGACGAGAAAATGTAAACATCAGGCGACAAACGATGGTTTGATTAAATGGTATAATGAGATGTTTGAAAAATTGGGATGGATGGTGTTGGCAAAAAGTAACGGAATGAAAGATAAAATTATTTCGTATAAACATTCTTTGAATCGATTAAGAGAGCATTTGGAATGTAAGATAACGGCAACTTTTGATATGGATAAAATAAATGATTTGAAAATAATGCTCAATAATGTTAAAATATTGATTTCGCATACCATTTAATGTTTACGGGTTCTGCGATATTTTACACGACCTGTTTTTTGTCGCGGTTTGAGTTGTTTACTGTGAGATTTATTTCGGTTTTTACGTCTTGATTTATTTCGGATTTTGCGTCGAGATTTCCGCGGCTTTCCACCGACAAGTTTATTTGCATCTAAGAATTGTAAGAATTGTTCTGTATCTAAAAAACGATTGCCATTTTTTTTATATGTTGCGTATATCGCTTTTTTAATTTTACTTTTATTAGAGATATAAGAGTTACGATAAGTTTCTTGGGCCACGTTTTTAATAATATTTCGATTATCTTCGGTTGCAGGATTATAATCACGATTTTGGCGTAATACGGTAGATATATAATTGTATATACTTTCATCTGCTTTTTTTTCGAGACCTCGTGTAGAATTTTTTTGGTTTGACTTTTTAATTCCTTTTTAAATTTTTTTGCCCCTTCAACATTACTTCCCTCAAGTAAAGAAATTGCTTCGATATATCCTTCAAAATCATCGTTATCAAATAATTGTAAAATTTCATCTCCCTGACGAATTTTCTGTAATTCTGATAAAAATTTATCTACGTCTACACAATTATTGTATATTTTAACCGCTTCGTTTATATCAACAGGGTCATATCCTTTCTGAAGAAACATTTCTCTTTCAAGTGCTCCTACATCATGTTCAATATTTCTTTCATTTAAAAAACTTGATAATACATCTATATTTTCACAGTTATCATTATTAAAATCATACACGTCTCCTGTTTTTTCTTCTAATTTTAGTAAATTTTTGTTTAATTCGGGGCTCAATTTCCTTTCGATCTCTTTTAAAATAGTTTCGTCAACCACTAAACCGTTAATTAGGTTTTTTTTTCCAACGATTTTTTTATTAAAACCTTTGCGAATCAAATTATTGTAACGATCTAGTTTATCTTTAATTGTATCATTTGACAAACCTCTTATATTCATCATAGCGTTTACTTCCTTTTGGCTAAAATCAGAATGTGTTAAAATGTCGAATAATTTTTCTCTTAACTTTCTTAAATATTCAGGAGTTTGATTAGGAGATTGTTTCACGTTAGAATTGTTTCGCGGGTTTGCCGAGTGCCCAATTTCGTCAATTCGAGGAGATTTTGTAGATTTGATTGGTTGAGAAAGTATTTCAATCGCACCATTCACATTATTATTAGCATTTATTAATGCCTCGCGTGAAACTGTTTCGGGAAACCCCATTTCTATTAATTGTGTCAACTCCGGTGATTTTATGACTTGTGACGGTGATTTTATGACTTGTGACGGTGATTTTATGCCTTGTGAGTTTAAATAATCAATTGCGGCTTTTATATCATCTTCCATTATTGCTGTTTCAAAATCTACCCCTTCCTCATAACCCAACCTTTTTAATTCTCTTCTCATCATTTCTTCACGATTCTTCCTTTTTTCGATTTCTTTAATCGCCTCATCTCCTCTTGAGTCTGTATTTTCCATTGCGCTTAATTCTCCTAGCGCGAATTCTCCTTGTGAGGAGCGGCGAATTATCGGAGGGTTATCAGAACCTTGAAGTAAAGATGCTATCGCTTCTTCTACATTTTTATTCGCAATTAACGCATTCGTTGCAATTTCTTTGTCAAACCCCATACCCATTAATTTTTGTATATTTGATTTTTCTACATCTATATCCAATTCTTTTGAGAATTCTGAAGAGGATTTATCTTTAGGTACACCCGCAAAAGAATCTTTTTTCAAAACTTTATCACGTTCACTAAATAAATAAGCAGCTGCTTCTCCTACATTCCCTGTAAATATATGTAAAGCATGTTTCGCTTCATTTTCGTTAAATCCTAAATCTACTAAGGATGATATAGGATCTATTTCAGGGGCAACAGACCCTTTGCTAAATTGCCTGGGATCTTCCATTGCCCCGATGTCTCCACGAGGATTGACCTCTGGAACTTTTGATTTACATATCAGATTTATTTCTCTTATTTTACTTAAAGTTTGTTTTCGATCTGTATTATCTAAAAATTTATAATGATTTTTAGATTCATTAAGTATGATCATAGAATTATTTTCAGTCATATCAGTAAAGCCGTCAATAATAGTATTGAACTCTCCTTTATAGCCAAAAAACCAACTTACAAAAAGACTATTGTCATTAGTGGTAGGAGGAGTAATTTGACAAATATTTATTTTCAATGCTCTCGCAAGTAGACTAACTATTTGATAATCCATGTTATCTTGATCATACGGATTAACAAATACCCTATTCATTAAAAAAGCTACAAAATCTTCCTTACTTAATGTATTATTGATGGGTGGGGTATCGATTGTTGTGTTATCTATAAAATAAGTAAATTTATCGTTCTCAAAAAATATATGTATATAATCATTATTTTCATTTAACTCAAACCAAAATGCTTTACCGGGACGAAGATATGATTCCTTCCATGTTCGTGTTACAACACCGTTTTCACATGACAACATACCGTCACGAAAATAAAGAATTAATCCTTCTACGATTATTCTTGTAAATATCTCGTTATATATATTAGAAAAATTTACGTGACTTCTATTATTCAAAAAATATAAATTTGAAAAAACTGCATTCGGTAAACAGAGACCACCGCCGCTTGGCGAGTAAATGGTCCATGTTTTACTAGTAAATTCTGTTCTTGATAATTGATATAACCTATCTTTGGTTCCTGATACAAAAGCAACATTAATATACTGTTGTAAATTAAATGTCTTATTATTATTACCACCTTCTTCGTGTTTCATTGCTTGCGTATATACCACGGGTGTCTTTGCTGGACCTAAATAACATTGATAATTCATAATATATATTTTTATTTAAAATCCAGCCAATTTCATTCCAAGTTCTGTAAGAACCAAGTTTCCTATTGGTTCACAAACGGGTTCTGTTCCTCCATATGTATGTGGCTTCTTTGAAAATAATTTTATTTGACAAGGATAATGATTCGTGGTCCTTCTTTCGATAAAAGCCGTTTGTTTTTTCTTTAATTGTGCGGGGGTAATATTCCTAGGCATGTAACATAAATAAGTGATTGCGCGAATTTTTGGATTTATTCTTGTTTTTTTCGCCTCAATTCCGCAGTGAATGGTTCGACTATCCCATAAAACCAAACTTCCTTTGGGACATACAATATTGACAATTTCACATTTGTAAAATGCTTCTTGTTCGGGTGTCAGTTTTGTCCAATCGCTTTTATCGGTTATTCCGAAAGTATCTCTAAATTCTGCGTGATATTTATGGCTTCCTTTAAATACAGATAATGTGGCATCTCCTTCTTCGATATCAAATCCTGTAACAAAACTCTGGACGCATTGAAAATCGGGCTTGGTAAAAGATTGATCGGAATGATACCAAGATTTCCTAAACCATCCCTTGTTTGTTACTTCTGGTGGCAAGTGAAAACTAAATCCGTCAAAAGATACTAGTAGGTCTTCGCAGCCCCAGAAATGTTGAAATATTTCCACAATTTTTGGATTTTGGCGTACATCCCAAGATGATTGTGCGTGACCAACATCGTAATGTTGAAGGAGCATTGAGTGTTTCGGATAAAGTTTATAGAATTCTCGCCATGTTGTCTCGTCGTCTCGCATAATTGGTTTTTCCCATTTTTGGCTGACATGCTCTAAATAATCCCACATCCCGCTAACCATGGCATAACAATCGTCGAGAACTCCGGGAATTACGGCAACTCCATCGCGTTCAAGTGTCTCTTTTAAAGTTTCTTTGGTACAGAACATTTTTAAATGGAGTTACCGTAAATAAAAAAATCAATTTTAAAATAAAAATCAAATATATGGAAGAAAAAGGTGAGGTGGATGTAATATCTTTGCCCAGAAGTTTATCTGGGATATATACGTCTCAGTGCGGCGAAGGAACATGCTATGCCCATGCTATTTCAAAAGTATTTTCGAGACTTATCAAAGTTATCTTTAGTTCTCTTTTTATTAAAGAGGTTGAAATTTGTGATGAGTTATATAAAACTAAATATAATGAAAGTATCTATAATGATGAGGATATATGGAAAAGATGTGGGGATGAAATATTAGCATCGTTATTGTTTTCATTTTTTTAATATATCAGTAAACGGCAATTTTGAAATCTATCGCAGTCGTTCAGGTGGTTCTACAGTATCTTCATATGAATTAATATTAGAAAAATTACATTTCCTGTTAAAAAATTATCAATTTATGCTGGGAAATATAAAAATGCTGGGAAATAAAAAAGTTGAATACAGAAGACATATAATAATTGATGAAGTATTATCAAATGTAAATTATAAATTTCTCGTATACGAAATGAACCCCTCAATACAAAAAAAGTTATTTTTAGAGATAATGAAATTACTCTATATATTATTAACGTTTGCGATGTTAAAAAATACGAGTTACATTAAATTATATCATAAAACTTTAACATTCGAAAATTTTGATAAAACTTATAAAGAATTTTTAAGTGTATTAGATCAAGGTTTTTATGCCGTACTTCGAATACTTAACCCGAATGATGATAATCATGCTATGACTATAGTAGGTTATGTAGAAAGATATGTAGAACATGAAAATGTAATTGAAAAAGTAATTGATTTAATTGTAAAAAATTCTTGGGGGAAAGATGAGAGGGGATATAATATTGTTCAAAAAAATGGAGTAATTGAGAATTTTAAAATGGCCGAAAACATTGAAATTTACTATATTGAACCATTTATATGTAGAGATATACTAAATATACTAGTTGAAATTATAAAGGTTGAACAATCATTTAAAGGAAACGACGTAACAGATGAAACATTGTTTGAAACCCACGGTAAACCTACACCCGAGCCTCCACCTGAACCTACACCCGAGCCTCCACCTGAACCTACACCCGAAGCTACACCCGAACCAATGGGTTTATTTTCTCGTACACTAAATAATATAAGAAGTTTAGGAAGGCTATTTACTCGCGGCGGGCGTAGAAACCCTAATAAAAAGAATGCAAAACGTAGAAAAACAAAACGTAGAAAGATAAATAAACGAAAATCAAAAGTTGTCTTTTGAATAACCAATGACAGCACATGCTATTCTTTTTCCGGAATTACCTGTTATTAAACTATCTCCGCTCCCCTGACCACAATCGTCTTCATCAGCATGAATAATTAGCCCTCTACCTATAATATTCGCCTTTCCTTTCAATTTGATGACATTATCGTAAAAAGAATATTTTGCTTCACCTCTTCCATTTGTGATTAAATTTCCCAAATCACCAACATGTCTTTCTTTCATTCCAGGGCATCCATGTGTTTTACCATAAGGATTAAAATGTGCGCACATACTGGTACATTTATCGGTTAAATCGCCTGCTTCGTGAACATGAAAGCCGTGTTTTGCGTTCTTTTTCAATCCAGATAAATTAACATCAATTCGTATTTTGTTTTCCACTTCAGTGAATTTAACAGTCCCTTTGTCAAAAACGGCAATAGCTATCATTTTATAAATCTATACATTATTTTTAATATTATATAATTTTTAATATTATTTATATATTATGGAAACTTTCGAAAAGTGTATTAAAAAAATGATTGTCTTCTTGCGTGAACAAGAAGAAATTGCTATGGATGAGTTCAAAAAGAAAGGTTTTAGTATAAAAAGTAATTTGATAGATAAAATAGTCTTTATATACGAAACAAACACAAATATTCCCGTTGAAAGGGACGGAATTCCCGTTGAAAGGGACGGACGAAGACTAACATTTCATTACATTTATAAAAATCATAGAAATGGAACTGTTAAAACTGAAGATGTTCATTATACTATACCTGATTTATACAGCGATGAATTTTTGAATGATTTCTTAAAACTAGAAAATTTAGGGAATTATGAAGGATTTTGGGCAGACGATCAAAATACTGTTGCAAAATTTTTTTTCGAAAATTACACAATAAAAATAAACATTGAACAATCAAAAAAATATAAACCTACCAACAACCCTATTAAAAAAAAGATAATAGAGTTGGTATTATGCTTCCGTCCCATACTCGAACCTTCTGTACCTCTTGCAACCCCAATAGCCTCGTATAATGGGGAACGCGATTACGCGGATTATTATCTAGAAAGTGGTATTCCTGTTACAACAGTTACTGGTTTAATAACCGTCCCTACCGTCCCTGATGAAAACATTGAACAAGTTCCTGATGAAAACGTTGGACGAGTTCCTCGTGAAAACGTTAGACAAAACTCTTTTTCACAAACAGTTAGAGAACTTAGAAAAGAAACCGCTAGAGTTACAGGATTACACAATTTTTTTGGACCTAGAAGAGGAGGAACTCGTAAACGTAAAATGACAAAACGTAAAATGATAAAACGTAAAATGATAAAACGTAAAATATAATATTACATGAAACCAAATATTCGTATATATTCTGGTGTATATACAAGACAAGAATTGGGTACATGTTATGCGCACGCAACGTCAAAGTTATTTTCGCGCATCGTCAAAGTTATTTCACATCTTTTTTTAAAATAGAAGCCGAACGTTGTGATTTGTTATATAATCCTGATGGAGATATACATTTATTTCGACATTATCAAAATGAAGATACGTGGGAAAACTGTAAAGATGAGATATTATCAAATTTATTATTTTTATTTTTTTACAAAAAATCCATAGAAATTATGGAATCCATATAAATTACGGAACATAAAAGCAATGGATACGATGGTGGTTTTGTTGGTCGCGTATTAGGCGGCCTTATCACTTTTATAACTAATATTAAACGTAATCCTTCATCCGCATCAAAAAAGTAGCTGATACTATAAATTCCATTATGTACATTAATTCATTGGATTCAGAAAAAGTTCTTTTTTAAATAAATGTATAAGAACATTGTCTACCATATTTATCGTGATGAGTAAACTCATTGAAGAGGGGAATTTAAAATTAAATTTTAAATATATATGTCTCGATTTAGATGAATATTTTGACGATTTTTTGAAGTGTTTGGATAGAGGTTTTTATGGGATACTTAGTACACCATCTCATTCAGTTACTATAATAGGTTACGTAAAAGACGGCACTTCTATTGATTTAATAACAAAAAATTCTTGGGGGAAAGAAAAAAGGGATTATCCCATAGGCAATAATCGCGTTGATTCGTCTGGAATTATAAGAAATTTCATATTAGACGAAAACGTTGAAATAGATTTTATTGAACCTATCATGAATATTTGATGATTCTAATTTTATTGGTTTTGTTGAAAAATGTTAAATTACAACATGTTTATAGATCCCCCGGCAAGTCGTGGAATTTTTTCTCGCATAAGTTCACTATTTAGACGCGGCGGAACTCGAAAACGTAAACGACGAAAATCAAAGTCCTTTAAATAACCAGGCCTCCCACTTTAATTCATTGCGATTAAAGTCCACATTAAGAAATCCGTGGTTCCATACCAAATTTGTAGTTTAAATTAAAATAAATATTCATAATATGATACCCAATGCGAGTCATTTAAATAGAACTACAAGGAGTGTATCCTTTTACTTAACAGATCAACAAACACATCAAACATGTTATGCTCACGTAATTTCTAAAATATTAACCAGATTTATTTTTTTATTATCAGATGACGTAGAAACGACGAGAGGAAATAGAGGAAATTGCGATATTTTATATAAAAGCGATAAATGTAATGACATTTTTAAATGCTTAAATAATACTAGATTGGTGTGTAGTAAAGAGAATATTATTTTGGCATTATTATTTAATACGTTTTATAGAATATTAACGAGAAATTGTGGTGTAGGATGTGGTGGGAATGTTTTTAATTCAAGATTAATATTTGATTATTGTAAAGACGTTACAAAAGAAAATTTTGAATCTTTATGGATAAGTGATTCGCATGATTCTATTCCAGTAAAATACGTGGATTTGTTTGACGCAGTTTTTAACAAAGTTACTATATTAAACGAATTAAGAAAAATGATTATTGTCACATTTACTGATAATGAACTTCATGATGAATCGTATATAGAAATATTAAAAAAAGTATTGGATATGGGATTATATCTTTATATTGACACTGATAATGACACTGATAATGAAACTGGAATTGGACACGCATTAACAATTACTGAATATGGAGTAATTCCAAGTATTGGTGAAATTCCAGACGAACCTTATTTTATAGTAAAGAATTCACATGGATTTGAAGGCAATTCTTATGAAAAAATAGGTATGAAAAATGGACAGCTTCCCATGGATGTAATTACTTCATACGAAAATCCATATAATCAATTTATAAGGTACATATCTTTTATAATTTTCAAGGAAGATTTTGATAAAATTACCGAAAATTTTAATGGACCGTATGATATTTATCCGTTAAATTATGGGGCACCAAAACTCGTACATATGAGTCCTCTGCGCCAAACATTAAGAACTTTACGAAAATTTGGTTCTAGAACTACAGGGTGGTCACATGCCTTTGGTAAAGGTGGGCGAACGCGTAAACGCAAATCAAAGCGCGTTAAATTTTCCCGGAATTCTGTTCACCATTCTTCGCATGAATAATTAATATTTGATAATATTATGACTACACTTTCTTTGCCTAATCGTGGAAGAAGTAATTCTGCTTTTATATCAGACCAAGAATTGGGTAAAACATGCTACGCTCACGCGGTTTCAAGATGTTTAACCAGGTATATTTTTTTATTGACGTTTAATGAAGATATAACTCACGATCCTATGGAAAATTGCGAAGAGTTATATAAAACAACCACATGTAAGGATATTTTCGCATGTCTAGATAATCCAGATATACTATGTAGACCATTAAACACTATATTGGCTTTAATATTTACCATGTTCTATAAAATAATAACATTTCATTCCGGAGATCAATGTGGTGGATATATTGTAGAGGGCGTGAGGAAAGTCTTTGAATTTTGTAAAGACTTAAACGGAGAAAAATTTTATGCCTTCTGGCGACAATCAGAAGACAAGCCAGTGCCACCCGAATACGCCGATTACTTTACTGAAGCATACAAAAAAGTGAGAATTTTAAAAAATTTTGGTATAACATACATTGTGGTCGTTTCAAGGGAAAACCTATATGACCCGTCGTATATAGTAATGATAAAAATGGTCCTGGATTTAGGATTATATCTTTATCTCGGTAGTGGAACCCACGGAATGACAATTATTGGTTATGACGAAGAGAATTTTTTTGTAAAAAATTCATGGGGTGAAAATAATTCATATTCAAAAATAAATATGATAAACGGTAAACTCCCATTTGATGTAATTACTTCACCTGAAAATCCATATAATCAATTTATACGTGAAATATCTTTTATTATTAGAAAAGAAGATTTTTATGAAATCGCCAAAAATTTTCAACTTTTGCTTACCGTCTGGCAAGTAAATTATCTCCATGGTTCTAATTATGACAAACAAAATATTTGGACAAATCTAATTAGACCCCGAGAAAAAGTCATCGAGACTCACCTAGATGAAGAACGCAAATCATTTAAATTGTTTCGAAGAACACGAAAACGTGCCTCTTTATTGTTCGATCGCCATCACGTGCTCGACTCTATATTAGACCCCATACGTAAAGGATTAGACCCCATACGTAAAGGTGGCTTCCGGAAACGTAAAATAAAAGGTAAACTATCAAAACGCAAAAGATGAAACCAAATATTCGTAAAAATCTGGTATTTTAGAAATAGGATATCGGGGAAGATGTTATGCTAACGCGGCATCTAGTATTTTCATCTTTTTTGAAAAAGAAGTCGAAAATTGCGATTGGTATTATACAGAAATGTTGTATGGTAAAGGCACAATAACATAGACAAATCTTAATGAAAAGAGTGAAAAAATATGGGAAAATTGTCAAACAAGACAAATTTATATTTAAAATATATGGATGAACCAAAAATATCTTTACCGAGAAAACACTCGGGAATATATTCACAACAAGGATATCAAGCAACTTGTTATGCTCACGCAGCGTCAAAGATATTTTCAAGAATCGTTAAAGTCATTTTTTCACCTTTTTTTGTAAAAGAAGATGAAAGTTGTGATTGGTTATACGATACAGATTTTTTATACAAAACAAATATATATAAACGAAATGGTGACCTTAGTGTATATCCTGGCATTGACATAGATAAATATCTTATTGAAAAAAATGGTAAAAGTATATTTGAAATTTGTAATTATGAAATATTATCAAATTTATTGTTTTTATTTTTTTACAACAAAACAACAAGAGAGTTTGGTTTGGACAGAGGTCAATCATGTCGGAGTTTAATTTTATTTATTGAGGCAATGGAAATTTATGGTTCAATAAACAATGAACTTGGGTATACAAGGGTAGTTGAAGATATAATAGAGACGATCGGTTTAGATATTAATAGAGTAAAAGGAGATCAAAAAAAATTTTTAGAGTCGTGTTTTAACTTGCTGGCTATCTTGCTTATCTCGATGGGTAAACTTATGATAAAAGATATAAATTTAACGTATCATTATTTGGAACCTAGTTTAAAACCTGATGAAAACTCTAACCTTAAATCTTTTTTGGATGTTTTAAAAGACGGTTATTATGCGATACTACGTATTAAAGGTAGGGTAGATCACGCAATTACTGTGATAGACTATATAAAAGATGATGTTTCGGAAAAGATTGATTTAATTGTAAAAAATTCTTGGGGGAAGGAAGATAGAGGGTACGGTCCAATAAATGTTCGGACAGGAAAAAGAGAAGAGAAAATTAATCCGACTGGAATTATAGAAGATTTTAAATTTAATGAATATTACGGCTACATATGTTTTATTCACCCTTCATTCAAAAAGGGTATAACACGTGATTATATTAATAATTTTGTTAGAGAACAAATATTATTATTGAATCCAGCATTATTATTGGAACTAACATTGAATCCAATAGATCCCCAAATAGAACCACCAATAAAGCCCTCAATAGAGCCCTCAATAGATCCCCAAATAGAACCACCAATAGATCCCCAAATAGAAAACGTGGAATCAATCCCCGCAACACCAGAACCTATACTCCCAAATCCAATACCACAATCAAACCCGAGACCACGAAACACACTTAGATCCTTACGAAAAACCGTGGCTCGAATTACAGGATTACACAATTTTTTTGGACGAGGTGGAAAAACACATAAACGTAAAAATATAAAAACAAAACGCAAAAAAAGATAATGTTTTGCGAAAAGTGTAATTACTCCACTTCAAACAAAAGTAATTTCCAAAAACACTTAAAAACAAAAAAACATTTATCGGTTGATGACAAAAAATGCCAAAAATGTGACAAGATATATAAAACGAGACAATCGCTTTGGAGACACCAACAGACATGTAAAACAGAAGATACGAATAAATTGCTAATAAAGTTGATACAACAAAACAACGAACTACAAAAACAAGTCATCCAAATGAGCAATACGACCTATGTCCAGAATATCCAAACAAATTTCAATCTCAACATTTTTTTAAATGAAAAATGTAAAGACGCGGTAAATATAACGGATTTTGTAGATTCGCTTAAAGTCCAAGAAAAAGACATTGAAGAAACAGGAAATATCGGGTTTATCAACGGAATAAGTAAAATTTTCATCAGAGGACTCCAAGAATTAGAGCTCCATAGACGTCCTATACATTGTAGCGATATTAAGCGCGAGATTATTTACATAAAAGATCAAAATATATGGGAAAAGGAAAACGAAGAGCACGAAAAATTAAAAAAGGCGATTACGACTCTAACGACAAAAAACACGCAAACAATTGTTCAGTGGCAAAAAAATAACCCCGAGTTTATGATAATAAATAGTAAAAAAAATGATCAATATCTGAATATTTTATCAAATAATTACGCAGACGAAGAAGATTATAAAAAAATAATTAAAAAATTGGCCAAAAAAACAATAATAAATAAAATTATATGATCGGAAAGACGCAAGACATAAAAGGATTAGAGGGCATGAATCGAAAATACAAACATTGTAAAAGATATAATCCATATATGGATTTCAATAAATGTATGTTATCTTCGTGTTGCGATGAAACATTTTTATGGGGAGCATCGACGTCTGCTTTTCAAGTGGAAGGTTCAACCGCAGCTGATGGTAAAGGCGTCTCGATATGGGACACGTTTGTTGGGATTACGGGTAATATTCAAGATGGAGATAATGCCAATATTGCTTGTAATAGTTATTTACAATATTTAGATGATATCAAGGCATTAAAGTTAATGGGGTGTAATAGTTATCGTTTTTCTATTGCTTGGTCAAGAATCCTACCAAACGGTTCGGGGGAGGTAAACCAACTTGGAATAGATTATTATAATAATGTAATAAATGCTTGTGTAAAAAATGGTATTTCTCCTGTAGTGACAATGTATCACTGGGATTTACCTCAGGCATTACAAGATAAGTATAATGGTTGGTTATGTACAAATGGAGAAATTTGGGCAGATTTTACAAATTATACAAATATTTGTTTTAGAGAGTTTGGAGACAGAGTAAAACATTGGATTACTATTAATGAACCACAAACAATTGCGATTGATTGTTACGAATTTAATTGGTATGCACCTGGTGCTGGAAACTCAACAGGAGATTCTCCTGATGGAAATGAATACAAAGTGGCACATAATTTATTAATATCGCATGGTTATGCGGTCGATTTGTATAGAAAAATTTATGGTTATCAGAATGGTAAAATTGGTATTACATGTAATATGGATTGGGGCGAGCCCCTGACAAGTAGTAAAGAAAATATAGAGGCGGCTCAAAGAGCAAACGTCTTTTGGGGAGGATGGTTCTGGGATCCCATATTCTTTGGAGATTATCCTCAAATCATGAAAACGTTGGTCGGATCAAGATTACCTGCTTTTACAAAAGAACAATCCGAATTGATTCATGGGAGCATAGATATTTTATATTTAAACACTTATACAAGCTATTATGTTTCTTATCAACAAAATGATACCCCTGGTTGGACATATGATTCACAAACAGCGACATCTAGTTATAATAATCAAGGCGTTCTAATAGGCCCCCCTACACAATCAACATGGCTCTACATTGTACCATGGGGAGTGAATAAAGTCTTTTTATGGATACAAAGTCGATATAGTTATAATGGATGTGGTTCTGGTATAGGGCTTTTAAAAAATGGCACAAAACGGAAAATACCGTTGATGATTACAGAAAACGGTATAGATCTTTTAGGTCAAGACGCAAGTACAACTTATAATGAAGCTTATAATGATAACGAAAGAATATATTATTATCATTCGTATTTGGAAAATATGGCCAAAGCAGTAAAAATCAGTGGGATTGATTTCATAGGTTACTTGCCTTGGGCATTATTAGATAACTTTGAATGGTCTCATGGGTACACGTGTCGGTTTGGGTTGTTTTATCTTGATTGTAATTCTGAAGGAACTATACCACGATTGCCCAAAAAAAGTGTTTATTGGTTTAGAAACTATATTTATAATCATCCATTTGGTCCTACAACAAAATCTTATAATTTGTCGTGTAATCCATATACACCGCAATTAAAAACTTAAAGGTAATCAAAATGATTGATGCGAACAAAAAATCTCAGAATTTCTTTTTCAAATCCGTAGATACAAGACCAATTTCTTGTATTGCTTTCATTTGCTACGTCTACAATATATTGATAATACTCTAATAAGTTTTTGTGAAAATTGTGTCTAACTTCTATCAAATTCCATATCGGCGAATTATATGGAAAAGTTGGAATACATTCTAAATTCAAATGGATTTCGACCCGGTCCTCGCGAAAAGAATGGATGATTTTATTGATTTCTTCGGGAAGATGAAAATGAATGTATATGGGTTTTTTGGAATAATTATATTGAACATTCAAAATAGTTTCTTTTCGATCAACGGTGATTTCTGTATCTTTTAAATTGTAATAATCATGGAGAGGTTCATATTCTTCTAGGCGCGCGTATCTTTTTTCGATCATACTCTTTCTTTTTTTATGCCTTTAAATTTATTTTAAATAGACGATTTAAATATACAAAGATTGGCTATTAACCATGAATTTCATCAATAATCCCGGGATTTGTGAAACAGGTTCCATCAAAGGAATATTCAAGTAAATGGCAACTTTTTCTACTTCTCTCGCGATATTTACAATTTTTAACATTGCTTTTACAAAATCGCCCAGAAAAATCCCCTTTTCGTGTTCCATTCGCTGTATTACTATCTTACACATTTGTTCGTTTTCGCAATCACACCATTCAACTACATAATCTAACAAATCAAAAGATAAATCTGCGTCCCCAATATCGATATTTAAAATATCAATGTTAGGACTCAGGCACTTACAGTCTTCGGCAACCCGAATTTCCACAAAACAACTAAACAATGCGACCAATTGTCGAGCCGTTAAATCCAGGCCATCCACAATCAATTTTGCCAAAACCAGTGGATCGGCCTCGTTCAGTTGCGACGCAACCACACCCATGGTCGTTAGCTGGGGAACATTCTCGGAATATTCCACAAATCCACGGGATTCCAAAATGCGCATGGATTTATCAATGTCGTCTTGGATGATCTCGTCGTACGACTCTAGTTTTTCATGGAGTTCTTTTAGTTGTGTTTTAATGGTATATTGATAACGAATAGTCGGCAAATCTTTTTCAATGCCCGGGAATCTCGCTAAAAGTTCATCGTGTTGTTTTTGAAATTCTTTGCGTTTTCGGTTTGTATGTGTTTTTATCGCGTTCAGGAGTATTTCGTATTCTTCCAACGGGAAATCATACTCGACCACATTTTTCTTTAAAAGTGATATATTTAAATTTAATGATTCTTTCTCGGCCTCGTGTTCATAAAACATCATTGTTTTTTCTATAAATTCACGAATGTTTGCCTTTGTCGCAATAAGATTCAACAACAAAGTAGGGGTTATCTCGAATTTCGATTTCAATGTCGCTGGTTGCCCAAAAAGCATGGTACGATGATCGTAAGTGGTGTCTACAGAAAAAAGATTATAGAGCAAAATAACATTCCCCACTTTATCAATCCCTCTTCTCCCGGCGCGCCCCGCCATCTGCGTATACTCGTGTGGATGTAAAGCGCGAAAATGCCCATCGTGTTTATGAACATCTGTAAAAAGAACTGTTTTTGTGGGCATGTTGACACCTACCGCAAATGTTTCCGTAGCAAAAAGAAGTTTGATGTACCCTTTTGCGTACAATATCTCCACCATTTCTCGCAAAACAGGCATTACACCAGCGTGATGTATCGCAACCCCTTTTTCAAGTAGTTTCACCATTTCATGGTATTCTGGTAAATTCAAATATTCTTTAAAATTTGGAAGACGACGAATAATAGCTTCGCATTCACTTTGAATAATATATGGTATTTTAGAATCATCTTCTAACAAGACGCTGGTAATACCCTTTGCGCATTTTTCGAGCTGCTTTCTAGATAAAACAAAACAAAGCGCGGGTAACATTTCATTTTCTACCATAAAATTACACACTTCGTTGAGAACGTGTCTTGTAGTTATGCGTATTTTTTCATGTAGGTATTGAAACCTTTTTATTTCTAGATAAGATTTTTCATGAAAAAGTCCGTCGGGCGTTTTAATGGGAATGAGTTTATTTGTCATCCCTTTTATTTCTTTCTGTATCTCTTTGTCTTTGATGGTTTTGAAACACGAAGCGTTTGTTGTTACAAATCCATAGTGAGTAAGAGGAACGATACGACTGTGAGTCGGAATATACCAAACTTCTTTATCTCTCTCACACCAAGTGGCAAATTTTTGCGGATTATTAATGGTCGCGGACAACATTACCATTTGAATATGACGAGGAAGGTTCATGATTGTTTCTTCCCAAACATGACCGCGCTCCGGATCATTTATGTAATGAACTTCATCAAAAACAACGCACCCCAACTCATCAAAATCCAAATCAAATGTTTGAAACTCTCCGGATATATTGTATAATTGTTTCTGAAGAATTTCCGTCGTCATTATCAAGACGCTCGCGTCGGGATTCATTTTGATGTCTCCTGTTAATAGCCCGAAAGAAATATCCGGAAATTTCTGAGAAAATTCATGGAATTTCTGATTCGAAAGAGCCTTAATGGGGGAAGTATAAATCACTTTTTTTCCTTTCCCGGTAAAAAAAGTGATTGCGAATTCAGCCGGAAGAGTTTTTCCAGACCCTGTATGTGCCGTAATTAAAATGTCATTCCCACCAACAATTCCCTCTATTGCGTATTTTTGAAACGCACTTAAACCAAATGGATAGGCATCAAAATAATCGAGTAATTCAATACTTTCTGTTTTATATTCGCCGGCACAAAGTCTCATTTTTATTACTATGATGTATTATTTTTAAATGATAATAAAATTTCATTACATCATGTGATACATAGCGCGATATATTGTGTGAAAATATTTATTTTTTTGTTTTTCTTGATTTTCTCGATTTTCTCGATTTTCTTGATTTTCTCGATTTAAATCTTTTATGGATACGTTTATACTTGATGTTCGATTTTCCGCCGTCTATTGGTGTTCCATCTGGTACCATAAGATCCGCGTAACGAATATAATTAGAGATGAATCGTTCGGGTTTGACAGGACTTCTCGTTGGATTAGGTTCTCTTAAATATTCTTGAACATCTTCGTTGTATTTTCTCATCTTTTCCTTATAAGATTCATCAAGTCTTTCTTGAACCGATTTATCTTTGGCTTTAAGAAAATCTTGAAATGTTTGGTATGTTTGGTTATTTGATTGGATGCGGTTACGCTCCTCTACTAGCTTCTTGTATTCATTTTGTTCATCTGGAGATAAATCTTCATAATTCCATGTGCGAACCTGACCACACGTTGGACCAAAACAAGAGAACATATATTAATCATATATTTAAATATGAGATCAAGAAAATTCGAAATATTTAACCAACTTTTCGTTTTGTCTTTCGTTTATTTTTTTTCCCATATACTTCTACAGAAAGTACAGGTTTCGTTTGAAGAGTTTTACTTCGACTTTTACTTTTCCGACTTTGACGACCTTGTTTTGGAATGATAAAATAATTATTTACGATGGTTACACCATATGTTTTACATATAAAATCAACTAACCCGTCATCGCGACCTTCGTTGATATCTTCGAAAAAAGATTTGGGTTTCCCTCCTCTCAATTCCGGTGGAATCATTTTTAAATGTTTTTTGCTAATGGGTTGATTTAATCCGGCGGGGGGTAATTCAAAACGAGGTATTTCTATAGGTGGTTCTTGAACATCGTTCCATTTTTCTCCATTCCAGACTCGTTTTTTTCCATTCCATCTATAAAAAGTGGGACCACAATCTTTGTCATTATAAAAATAATTATTTCTATATTCACGTTGAAGCAAACGCAAAGGCAAAGATACTTCGGCGGGCATGAAATTATCACAAGTGTTTAATATACAATCGTCGGCAACCCAGCCGAGAATTTCACAATTATTTACATCAATGTTGCCTTGATAAAATGCCACCAATGGATCATTTAAACCTCCTCCTATAATTCTCATAGTTTCGTTAATTAGAGCATTTATAGTCATTAGCAATTCAGAAAACATATTATTAAATATTCTGTCTGTAGTAAAATAACTTTCTCGAGTTCCAGTGATAGACGAAAAAGCATCTATTACGCCTTTTATATTACCTGAAATGGGTACGTGCTCAAATCCTCTTATGTGGTTTGTTATATTAAACTCTGGTGCGTCTACATTTGAAATAATATCATCATAAGAAAGGGGTTGTGGGTATGATGAATATGAAAGTGCTCCACAAAAATTTCTCACAATGTATACTAATATACAACGATTAATCAAATTTTGTAATTGTTTATTCAATGAATTATTATACGGAATCTTTTCGTCTGGTGCCAGGCAACCATTTGTCGTATCTCCTGAAAAATTGACAAACAACAAGAGTTTTTGATCCACTGAAACATTATATATTTTTTTACAAAAAATTGACATGTACGCATTAGTCTCTGTGATTTTTGAATATCTAGACGATTTTACCATATTAAACCAGATGGGCTCGCTGTACGGTACAACACCAATTCTACGATTTAATTCAACTGGTGTATATGTTTCATCCAATTTATACGAAAGTCCGGTCGCGTATATTTTCCCACCGTTACAAAACCCAGCTGTTATTAATCGATTCGAAACTAGTAAATATTGAACGAGTAAAATGATATTTCTTTTTATTTCATTTTGTTCCGATGGGTCTGCGTGTGTTACAAATATACATTTACTAAAATCAAAGCTTTGTGAAATAATATCAATGTTTTCGTCTTTAAAAATTTCAACCAATTGATTTTTAAAAAATAGATTGTATTCACCTTCTTTCTTTTTGGGGGAGGAAATATATTTACCCATTGGATATTTACTCATATATTAGATTTCTAAAAAATTTGAAAAACACAAATTCAATTCATTGGCAAGTCTAACAATATGAGGACTATTATCTTTCAAACAATCTGGTAAGACCAAATTCTTTTCTTTCATATACTTTATAAACCCGTTGAGATCGGTTCTCGCCACGTGCGCAATTGAAAACATCGCGTGTTCCCTATGTATCTCATAACCTTCTCTATAAAGAACATTGATCATTATTTTTAAAAGATCTGTTTTCAAAGCGCGTGTCAGCGTAGTTTTATCTGTTAATATTTCTCCCGCAGCATGAACGCCGTTTAACGAAACAATTTCATCACATTCAATCATTCTTATAGCATTTTCAATGTATTTGCTTGTTTCTTCGTCGGTGCTTTCCAATTCATCGAGTTCAAGAAAAACATATGGTTGGTTTTTAAACATTCGTTCCATACTCTGATATAAATCACCAAACAACGCACCACTTCCACCCAATCTTTGAAATTCTACTATAAAATCTTCGTTATCTCTATAAAGAAAAATATTAAACACCATACGCGAAGATGCCCTAAGAACACTACCGTGCCACGAATCCCCTTGGGTAAATTCCAACGAATATTGTTGAGATAAAAAGTCGGTTATTTTATCTGCTACATCTGCGCATTTTACGTAAAAATGAGCTGGTAAAAGAGTTTTGGGGCGATTTTTGATCATTGTTGTATTTTATTTAAGTTTTTTTAAATTTAAATAATATGTCACAGACAACCGAAGAATTAACAAGTCCGTCAAGCAGAGATGATTCAAGAGATGATTCAACCGAATCTCCAAGATCCCGTCCAAAATTTATGTTAGAATCAAAAATTACATTAGATGATATAGAAGAAACAATTCCTGACTTAATAGATAGAATAAGCATTCCGGTCGTCAAAGAAATTGCCGAAAGAATTTATTATGACCTCGAAAATTCAGGAATATGTATATTAGAACCAGTAACTTTAGAACCAGAAATTTCTTCAGTAACAATAAAAAATGTTTTTGCTGTGCCAGCTCAAGGTAGTCCTATTTTTTTAGATCATGTGAGTTATATAAACACAAAAGTAGAATTGTTAGAAGTAGGATTGTTAACATCTATATCAAAAATTATAAAAAAAACATATAGAGTAAATAATTTAATGGGTACAAGTGTTAAAGAAAAATTTTCAGTATTATATGAAATTGTTTGCCAACAATACGCGTATGAATTAATAGAAGCAGATCATGAGTTAAAGAAATGGATTGTGATACCAAAAATATATGAAATAAGATGGCATAATCTTCCCGGCGATACTGAAAAAGAAATAGAGATATTCATGCAGTATATATATAAAATAGACATTGTTGATGAATGGTATGATAATGAATGGCAAAGAAGAATTCATGTCATATTTCAATATTTTCAAGAAAATGGGTTGTTTCATTTAGATTCTGCGCATAGAAATTTTTACTTTACACGAAGTGATGGAAATTTAAAATTAGCTTTAATTGATTATGGGCAATCTCAAATATCAACAATTAGAGATAATAGTATTTTTACAGCATATGGACAATCATCCGGATATCCTAGTTATCAAAGGTTTGAAAACAAAACCCCGGAAGAAATAAACGACATGATAACCAGATGGTTAAATGGGATAGGAGTTCCAAAAGTTAATTGGGATAGAGTAAATATGGTAGATGTCGAGAAAATGTTGGCTCCTATAGATAACACAACTAAATCAAGTTACGGTGGGAAAAAATCTAAAAGAAAACATAAATCAAAACGTAAATCAAAACGTAAATCAAAACGTAAATCAAAACGTAATAGAAAATAAATTTATATATAATTATGTTTTCAAATTATGAATTATTAGAAGAAATAGGGAACGGGAAATTTGGCAAAGTCTATCGAGGAATAAATAAAATCACAAAAGAAGAAGTTGCCATTAAAATTGAGACGAAGGCGACAAAATTATTAAAACGGGAAGCAGATATTTACTTATTATTAGCAAAGGAAGAAGGATTCCCAAAAATAAAATGGTATGGATCGACCGAAACTTTTTATTATATGGTAATAAATCTTTTGGGGTTACCTTTAACAGAATTAAAAGAGAGATGTGACGACATTCCTTCTGTTGTAGTCCGTAGGTTGGGGAAAAAAATGATTCGTTTGGTTGAAAAAGTTCACGGATATCAAATAGTACACAGAGATATTAAACCCGAAAATTTTTTATTTGATAGAGTAAATTACGACGAGTTGTATCTGATTGATTTTGGATTGGCAAAAAGTTACAAAAATGTAAACAATACTCATATTGTAGAAAAGGGAATTGATAATATTATCGGAACACTGCCTTTTGTAAGTTTAAATGTTCATGCCAAAAAGCTCCCTAGTAGACGCGACGATTTAGAGAGTGTATTTTATATTTTATATTATTTGATTCTCCCGGCAAAAGATTGGCCAAGCGAAAATGAAGAATCATTTAAAATTCGTCTCTTGGATTTTGATCATCCATTGAAAGACGGATTAAAATATATTCGAGAGATGGCATACGAAGAAACGCCTCTATATGACAAATTAATAGAAATAATTGAAACAATATAGAGAATATTTATCATAAATAAATATACTATGGGGCGTACTTCATCTTGCGAATCGATTGTAACAAGACATACTGGAAGAGTAAAATGGTTTAATGTAAAAAATGGGTACGGGTTTATAACTCCCGTTGGCAATGAAGAAAATTCGCATTTGAATAGCGATATCTTTGTCCACCATTCTTCAATTGTCGTGGGGAAGAACCAATACAAGTATTTGACCGAAGGAGAATATGTTGATTTTGAACTTCAATCCACGGAAAATTCAGAGCACGAATATCACGCTGTAAACGTTACTGGAGTTGCCAGAGGCCTACTTTTATGCGAAACAAGATTTGAACATTTGGAAGAGAATCGTAGAGCTCCTCGCCCAAGAGATGAACCAAGGACACCAAGAGCTCCAAGAGATGAACCAAGGACACCAAGAGCTCCAAGAGATGAACCAAGGACACCAAGAGCTCCAAGAGATGAACTCGAAGATGGATTTGAGTTTCCAAAACAACGTCGTTTGACTAGGCAATCTACAAGATAAGGTAAGATAAAAGTACATGATCTAATTACATGGTTTATTCGTTTATAAATTCAAAAACTTAAACCTTTTCCAATAGTTCCATCAAAGTTGTCATTTCAATTTGCGGCGAAAGATTATCGATAATTTCGTTATCTAGGGGATCGCGATTATGTAAATTAAAAAAAGTTGTTTTAAAATCGTTAATGATTTTTTCATTGTCTTTATTTGTTTTCTTTTGACTGTTTTGCTTGATTTTATGTAAACGTAATAAATCTTGTAATTTTTTTTCTTTATATTCGTCGCTGAACCAAGAATTTCTTGTTTCGTTTGTTGAAATAAGAACATCGCAAATTTCAGGTTTTGAAATACTTTTATATACTTCGGTTTCTTCAAATGATTCTTTAAAATCCGCAATGATTTTATCGGGTATTACAGGACTTGTTTCCATCAAACGATCAAATTCTTCTTTACAAATTTTTAGTAATTGGAGGACCTGCATCCTTTCAGATGGATGTTTCGCTAGCTCTATTTTAATATTTCTGTAAAATTTATCCCAGGCAATACTGCTTACACGATGAGCTTCATTTAATTGTGTTATTTTTAAAAATTGTTGAATGGTTGTTACGATACCGGCGACAATATTAAAAGTACCAATTATCATTCCAAAATAACTTTGATATTCGTAAGGAACTTTATCTTGGGCAAAGTTCGCCGTCCCTGTTAAAGTAGATATGATGATAACGGGGATTGTATACCAAGCATTGAGATTTGAATACATTGCGTTCGCACGCGAATGTAGCCATCTATATATCATGGATTTATCAGACCATTCAATAAAAATGTGTTCGTGTTCTTCGGTCCAATCATTTGAATTTTCATACAATTTATATTCAAGAGAATGAATGTCGACAGAATCTTCTGAATCCGCCATATTTTTATATGAGAAAATTTATATGAGAAAATATTTATAAATTATATGTCACAAAAAATCAATGATCTCAAAAAAGAGTTTACGCTTGTCGTTATCATCAAAAATGACATTAATGAACTCTTTACTGTTTTACATATACGTGTTAAAAAACTTAAAGATATATATGACGAGTTGATAAAAACAAATACGCAATGTATTTTTGGCTTGGATTCTTTTAAATTTCAAAGCAAAATAATGGATTTAGAATGTGAAGACTTGAGTCGAATGTATAAAATGATATCTAATAAAATGTATTGCGAATATTACAAATTATATAAAATGATTGTAAAATATGTAGAAACAATTAAAGATACAAAATTATTATGTTTAACAAAAGCACATGATTTTCCTGTATACAAAGATTTAGAGCCATTTCGCGAATACGATTTTAATATTGTTCAAAATATTCATGAAACCATTCTTGCCATTTTAATCGGAATTAACGATTTAGTTTTAAATAACAAGGAAGAAATCAAACTCTTAAAAAACAAAAAGGAGTTTGGATTCAATATTGATAATTTCATTAATTCGTTTCAATATAATGTAGATATCATAGCTCAACAGATAAAACTATATTCTGATTACGTTTCCTTTTTTCATAAGATGCATCTAAAATATTTACGCAGGATACATGCCAAACTTCGTCTATTCTCGGAACAAATAAATACAGATATTCGTTTTGATGATACGGAAAACTCTGAATACAAATATGAAATGGAGAGGAGCACCATTGAAAGCGTGAAATCAATGATTTACGAAGAAGATTTTGAAATGGACAATTTTTTAAATGCTGTGAATGAAATTGATTCGGTTTCCAACGATGGTGTGGTATATGAAAACATTTATGTCCCCATGGAAAGCGAGCCTGTGGAAAGCGATACAATACCCACCGAAGCATCCGTAACTGAAATGACCGACGTTGAACCATTCGTCGAACCAGTTGCGGAATTGGTCGAACCAGTCGCCAAAAAAAGGGGACGACCTCGTAAATCTCTTTAATATCTTTTATTAAATAAATAAAAATTGATTTAATTATTTAACGAGTATAATATGTAAGAAATGGAAAAAAAAGTACAGGGTAAATTAAATGATTTTTTGAAATCTTTTAAAGAAGACGTAGAAAATAAGGTCGAGGAACTTGGTATTTCAGAGGATTCCAAGTCGGAATTGATTTCTTATATTCACTCTTACGGACCTACTTTGTTAGAAAATGTTTTTCAAAAGCAAAAAAGAGCACATACAACATTTCCTAGTTCTTTGAGATGTATTTCAAATCGTTCCGATGGACAACAGTGTTCTAGGAGGAAAAAAGATGGATGTGAATATTGTGGGACACATTCAAAGGGGTCGCCTTATGGCACATTTCAGGAACAATTGCCTACGATCACAAAGACTGAAGTATGGGCACAGGAAATTGGTGGAATATACTACTATCTTGATTATGTAAATAATGTTTACAGCACCGAAGATATTGTGAATAATAAAATGAACCCACGAATAATAGCAAAATATGAAAAAAAAGGAGATAATTATTCAATTCCCGAGTTTAATATTTGAATAATGATATAAAAGTAAAATGTAAGAAATTACAATGAGAGTAATATTTTTGTCAATGTTTTGTTTTGCCGTCTCTAAAAATATGTTACATACTTCAAAATTACTTTCATTAAAACCTAAAACACCAAATCAAATTAGTTACGTTGATGCTTTAAATAGTAATACTCTTGTTTTTTGTTTAGGACCGGCAGGTACAGGGAAGACATTGTTCGCGTGTAACGAGGCCATAAAACAGTTACAGAATAGAGAAATTGAAAAAATAGTTATCACTCGTCCTATTGTCGCAGTAGAAGATGAACAGTTGGGGTTCCTTCCTGGAAACATTAATAAAAAGATGGATCCATGGACCAGACCTATTTTTGACATTTTTTCAGAGTATTGTTCCATGCCAGAAATTACGAAAATGATGAAGGACGGAATTATCGAAATTTCTCCGCTTGCTTATATGAGAGGGCGCACATTTAAAAAATCTTTTATCATAGCAGACGAGATGCAGAATAGTTCTCCGAACCAAATGCTCATGTTGACTACGCGACTTGGTGAAGGTTCTAAAATGGTAGTGACAGGAGACTTGAAGCAGAGTGATAAAAGCATACACAATGGTCTATCTGATTTCTTGGAAAAGTTTCGAAATTATCCAAAAGAATGTTCGATTTCAGTCATTGAGATGAAAAGCGAAGATGTGGAGAGGAGCGCGATTGTAAAGACTATTTTAGATATCTATTCTCCGAGACCAACTTATGAAAATGTATCAAAGGATTTGGCAAATGTTAAAACTTCAAGAAAACCTCTTGATAATGATTGTGCGATAATTCCTAAAAATCTATTAAGATAATTTTTTACGAGTATGTTTACGGGATTTCTTGTCTTTATGTTTTCTAATACCTTTACTTATTTTCCTTCCGTTATTCCTCGCTGGTCTCCCTCCCTTCCTCGATGGTTTCATTTTCCTCCATGGTTTCCTTCCCGAAGTTAGCTGATTCACTTGTTGCGACCACAATGGACTAATAATATCACCAGGATGATCTTCAAATACTTGTTGTGGCGGAAAATTATCAAAAGAGAGTATTGGCGAGGGAGGGGGTAAAACCAAAGGGACTTTGTCAGTCTCTGAAAACGAAAAAGGGGTGCTCATACGCTTTTTAATACGCGTTTTATCAACAAAATAGGGATTGGGATTAAAATTTTCTGGAAATTTATCGGAAATGTTATCTCTCCAAAAGTCAAAAGGTGGAATAGGTGGATACATTTTAATGTGATCTACCCAACCAGCATCATCCGCATAATCACCCTTAAATTCCGGAGGGTTTTGTATATAATCACGATATTCTTTCTCAAGTCTCGCGTTTTCCCATTCTGGAAAACTCTCTCCAGAGTTCTCTTTTTCATATCTTTTTAACAATTTCAGAGCAGTATTTCTATCATTAAGCCACCTGTAAGGCAAATTACTTCCACTATCATCGAATAGATGAAGAATGTGTTCGACATAAGCGGTAAATGGTACTGATTCGTTTATTGTTCCGTCAGCTTTTCCTTGATTGTAGGTTTTATATATTTTTTCATTAAACTCGGTGAGAAAACCAGGATTATAATCTGCCATATTATTATAAATATTTTAAATATAAATATAAATATATTTAAAATATAATAAAATGAGCAAACAAATTATTACGAGTTTTAAAACGCGCCAAGATTT